AGAAAGGTAAAGCTAAAGCATAACACAAGGATATGGGTAGTGCGATAGCATTAACTATATCTACTGTTATTCCCCAAAGTTAATTTTATTACACAATACGCAGAGATAGGGGTCTTATTTTGCGTTATTAATGAAGATTTTAGGCTTTGAGATAAAACGTGCCGTGCCTTATGTAGATGCGACTAAGGGTTTTATGTCAACTATGTTTGGGAATGTTGGCAGAACTGTTGTAACTGAAAAAACAGTTATGGGTCTATCTGCTTATTGGGCAGGGGTTAGACGTATATCTGAATCAATGGCGTTATTGCCAATAGACGTTTTAGAAAAAAGAGGTTCAGTAAGAATGGAGGTTAACCACCCCACCGAATACCTACTAAACAAAGAAGCCAACTACAAAACTACTGCATTTGATTTTACACAAATCTTAGTTACTTCTGCTATTAATCACGGCAATGGCCTTGCTATTATTGAGCGAGATGGAAGATCAAACCCAACTGCACTTTTAAACGTACCTACTTCTATGATGAAACCCAAAATATACGATGATGAATTGTATTGGGATATGAAGTTGGACGATACTAAGGTAATGCAATTTAGAGATGAAGATGTTATCAATTTAAGGGGTTTCGGTACTGATGAGGTATTGGGGTTGTCTGCAATAAAAGCACACGCACAAAATTTAGGACTTTCTTTAGCGGCCCAAGATTATGGTGTTGATTTTTATAACAAAGGCACTAGGATTGATGGGTACATAGAATACGAGGGGAAACTAGATGTAGACACAAAGAAACGCATAAAAGAGGCGTGGAATGATAATTATGGGCCTAACGGACTTGGTGGTACTGCAATACTTGACAATGGCAGCAAATACACTCGTTTAGGGATGCCTCCAGAGGATGCACAATTTATAGAAACCCGTAAATTCCAAAAAAACGAGATTGCCACTATTTTGGGCATACCTCCACACATGATAAATGATTTGGAACACGCTACATTCTCCAATATAGAACATCAAGGTATTGAGTTTGTAACTTATGGACTTGGTTCTTGGATAGAGAAATTAGAGCAAGAATACGGGAGGAAACTACTGCGTGAGAGTGAGAAGAAAAGCACTTATTTTAAACACAATGTAAACCGATTGCTTAGAACTGATATGAAGGCGAAAGCAGAACATTACAGACTTATGAGCGATATAGGGGTTTACTCAATTAACGATATTAGAGCATTGGAAGATTTGAACCCAATAGAAAACGGGGATGAGCGATTAGTGCAATTAAACAGAATACCATTAGAACAAATTAAAAATTACTATGCAAGAGAAAACAATAACTCGCCAAGCCGAGATTAGAGGTATAGACCAAGAGAACAGAACTGCGGAGTTCATTATATCAAGTGAAACTGTTGATAGGCACGGAACGGTGTTTAAAATGGATGGTTGGCAACTTGACACGTACAATAGAAACCCTATTGTGGCATATAACCATAGGGCCAACGATGCGAACCCAGATTCTATTATAGGTACTTCGGAAGTATTTAGAGAAGGGGATAACCTAATAGGCCGTGTAACTTTTGAGGATGATAACGAATTAGCCGAAAAAGTTTGGAAAAAAGTAAACAAAGGGGTGCTTAAAATGGCCTCCGTTGGAGCAAGGGTACACGAATACCGTTGGGGTAAGAAAGATAGAAACGAAGATGAGAAAACCATTTATTTCACTCGCCAAGAGTTATTAGAGTGGTCTGTTGTTTCTGTTGGGAGTAATCCAGATGCGTTTAAAAGAAGTGCAGACTTTGTAGAAGAAATTAAAAGAGAATTAGAGCCTAAAGGAATGGATGCGGCAACCCAATCACTCCTTCGTAAAGCCAAAGTTAAAAATATTACCTTATAGGGTATTCAGAGAATTAATATTTGTATTCGTAAATTATAATTATGAAAAGTAAAGAAATCAGAGAAAAAATAGGTGAAATAACCGATAGGTTAGTTGCACTTGACGATACGGTAACAAAAGAAAACCGATCAATGACTGCGGATGAAACTTCTGCATTTGAAAAAGACCTTGCAGAGCGTGATGCTTTAAAAGTAGAATTAGACAGACAAGTTAAACTTGAAGCTATTAGAGCAGAACAAGCTGCCTCTAAAGTTTCTGGTTCTGGAATCCAAATTGAAAACAAAGAGGATAGAGAAGTAGCTAAAGCATTTACATTTGGGGATGCGGTTCGTGCAGCCTTTACGGGTAAAATGGATGGCGTTGTTAGAGAGATGCACCAAGAAGGTGAAATGGAAATGGCAAGAGTTGGACAAAGTTCTAACGGTATTGTTATCCCATCTCAAATCTTGAATAGAGCAGCAATAACTGTATCTTCTACTACTGGTATCGAGGAAAAAAGTTTTGTACAAGGTGTTTATGCTCAAACGATACTTGGTGATTTAGGAATAACTAAATTGTCAACTACAACTGATGCACGTATTCCAATCATACCTTCGGTAACCACACAATGGGAAACTGAAACTAGCGATGCTGCGGATGGTGGAAGTGTAATGACTAAAAAAGACCTTGCTCCAAAAAGATTAGCTACTTACTTAGATTACTCTAAGCAAGCTGCAATGCAACACAACCAATCTTTGGAAAACGCATTACAATCAGCTATCCAACAAGCGGTTGCTGCCAAGTTAGAATATGCGGTTTTCACCGATGATTCTGGTAATGGAGCTTTTTCTTATCTTGGAAGCGGAAAAACGCCAATTACGAATGCAGCTATAACTGCACTTATCTTAGCTACTATGGAAGAAGTGATTGGAAACAACCATAACTTTGGTAACTTAGGATTTGCAATATCTCACGATATGTTTAGCGATGTTCATACTGCGGCACAAGTTAGTGGTGTAAATCCATTGCTTGTAAACAATATGATTATGGGCTTAACTGCTAAATTCTCTACTCAAATTGCAGACATTACAAACCCTGCATTGTACTACGGAGATTGGAGTAAACTTTATATAGCCCAATTTGGCGGTCTGGAGATACTTGTAGATCCATACACCCAAGCAATTGGCGGTAAAAACAGATTAGTTCTTAACTCTTATTGGGATGCCTCACTTGTACAAGATGCAGCTATTTCAGTAGGTACTTTAGGATAATATTATCTATACTTAAACCGAAAAAAGGGTGGGATTAAACCTGCCCTTTTTTTTTAAAATATGAACATACCACAAAATACACAAATTACGACATTTACTCCAGAAGTAAATTGGGCCTTAACATTGGCCGAAGCTAAATTGCACCTTAATATCTTAGATACATCTTTTGATGATTTGATTGAGGCTTATATTGCTGCGGCACACGTATTCTTATATCAAGAAACTAACATATTAGTAAAAGGTGTTGCTACGGGTTATATGTGCGATTTGGATGATTTTACGGTAAATGTTCACCCAATGGAATCTATTGTCATCAAGTATTACGATAGTGCAAATGACATTCAAACGTGGGCAAGCTCAAACTACATTGTAAACGGTGGTAAATTCCCAGATGTAGAGATTATTAATGCTCCAACGGTGTATGATAGAACGTGGCCTTATGTAATTGAGATTACTACTGCTGCCAATACCAACCCAATGGTAACACAAGCACTTAGAATGATTGTAGGCGATTTATTCGAAACAAGACAAACTAATGTAATGGGAGCGAGTTTGAGCAGGGTAATGAGTAGAACAACGGAATATCAATTAAGTTTGATTAGCCAAAGACTAGAGATATGAACATTGGTAGATTAGATAGAAAAATAGTAATAGAAACTTGGAGTAATGCTCAAAATAGTTTTGGTGAGCCAATTAAAACTTGGAGTACTTATCACACTTGTTTTTCATCTATAACTAAGTTCGGTGGTACTGAAAAATTAGAAGCTGACAAGACTACTGCTACAATTGCGGTTAGATTTAAGATACGGTATTTTGCTGGTATAAACGAGAGTATGCGTATTCTTTACAATGGGGCTTATTACGACATTATAGAAATACAAGAATTAGATAGAGAAGGGTTATACCTTAAAGCAAATAAAAAGGTATGAGGCAGATTAAAAAATATCTTCCTAAAAGTCCTAGAAAGGATAATAGACCTTCTGCATTTAAAAGCGATATAAACTTTGATATACAAGGTTTTGAAAAATTGGCTAACGATGTAAAAAGCCTTGCTAACGATAGAGTTAAGAAAAAACAAATTGTTGCGATATTGAAGCGGCAAATGAAACCGATTGAGAAGGCGGTAAAAGCAAATACACCAATAGCTAAAGGGGATATTGTAATTAGAGGCAAGACTTACAGTCCTTACAACCTTCAAAAATCAATAGCAACTAAAACGGCTAAATCTGCACAACCAACGGTGATGGTAGGCCCAAGACAAGGTAAAAAAGCTCCTTATGATGGGTTTTATGCTTGGTGGCACATTTACGGGTGGTCGCCATTTTACAAGAGAGGTAGTGTTCCTCCAAAGATGGTAAAGCCAAATGATTTTATTTGGGAAGGGGCAAAAGCAAAAATAAACTCAACAGAGAGTGGAATGACAAAAGAATTAGAAAATTACATAGGCAAAAAAGCAAAACAAATATGAGAGTAGTATTAACTAAAGATTACAAGGTTCACGCAAGGGTATTGCCTAAAGGAACTGAACTGAATTTCACAAGAGAAAAAGCAGAAGAATTGATTGGGCTAAAAGTAGCAAAACTTTTAGACAAGGATTTGACTAAAGAGGAATATGCAGACATAGAAGCTACCGTAGAAAAAATGGTAGAAGAAGGAGAAGTACCACAAGACACTCCAATTTCGGAAGTTAAAAAAGTTACACCAAAAGGCAAGGGTTGATTCTAAGTTTGTAGCAATGAAAGTTAAATTGAAATCGAGTTGGACTAACCCTATTAATGGGAGAATACTCCCAGAAAATAGTTTTATTGATATAGACAAAGGTTTTTTCAATAAGGC